GAAATATCCATGCCTAGGTGATAAACACCTGGAGTTTTGGAGCTGCATTGATTGTGGACATATAATTAAAAAAAAAGGGGTGGCTAATCATACTAGCCATCCCAAAAGTACCCCCTAGAAACGTCTTAAAACCGATTTTTTAGGTATAAAATTGCTTGTTATAACACCGAATACAGTAGTTTTTAATTTTCTTAGATTTAAATCCCCATTTGACCTGGATCATGTTTAGATGGATATACTGCCTGGAGCAGACCAAGCAGCTCAACTGCTCTGTACTGTATATACATTGTTGAGATCTAATTTTATATGCTGCGTTTTTTTTCACAGATAATGATGAAATTTTCTACTCCATGTTTCTGCATGACTAATAGCAGATCAATGGATGCTTCCTGGCATTTGTAGGATGTATCATAAATATTATGCATCTTGCTACAATGATTACCAATACACATTGTTACCCATAAAATAAATTTCACCATTCAACATTTAAACTACAGCTTTTACATTCCCCTTGCAAACTTCTTAACCAGGAGAGCCACAGCTCTGGAGCTGCTACCCTGTACGTCTTAGATACTTGTGGACTAACTCGTCTAATTCTAAATTGTGTTATCTCCTCTTGTTCTACAGTATACAAAACAACAAAAGCTGGGAGCTGCATCTTATCTGCAATCTTTTTAATTAATGTATAGGCTTTGTCTTGACCTTTATCCATCGCTACCTCAATAATAGCCAGGGGTTCGTAACAAACCTTGCAGCATTCAACAGAGTCTACATCTATCATAGCAATACCATCAAACTGACGATGCCATTTGCTATAGGCTTCTTGTTTCAGATTGGAATACCAATCTCTAGCCATCTATTTTATCTTTATGATCGTTAAGATATTGCATTAATTTACTTAAATACCAATCAGCTTTACCCGCATCCATCAGCATGGCATCCACACTGTCATTGTGTTTACTACCGAGCCGCATAATATATTTCATTATTTGACCTCGTAAAAAACCAATGACCTGGACTGGGGGTAGCTGACTGGTAATTGCATAGAATGTTTCTATGTTTTTATTTTTATAATGATCTGGATCTATTTGTTCAGACATTCATCCTCTTTTTTATTTTTAAAATACCAGGGAGTTAATATATTTTTTTCAACAAACTTTTTATTTTTTTTTCTTTCTCGTTCTTGTTTGTTTAATATTTCTCCCTGGGTGTAATGTTTTAATGTTCTAAGCTGCTTCATTAAAATGGAGCATCATCGTTGCTCGGAGCTGCAGCTCCTTCTGCATTGTTAGAACTACCGCCTGTAAATGGCTGCCAATCTTCTATCGCTAAACTAATACTAGGATGACCATTTTGTGTTGTACCACTCCATAGTGTTAATGAATAAGTTTGACCAGCTTTTAATACGATATCTTCTTTAGGTGTAAATCCCTGGCTATGAGATTTACCTAATGGTTTTTTACCAAAAGATGACATCGCATTTTTTAGATCATCTCCTGGAAACATATTAAGATATTTTTTATTCATGTATTACTTTCCCTTCTTGTAATGAACTGATTTGTTCTTTTCGTTTTAACCAGATGTTCCTGGCTATATCTTTATCTTCTTTATTTAAACCATCGAGCCACTGTTTATATTCAGCTGATGTTTTCTTTAGATGTCCAATATGTTTTGCATTTTGTATTGCTGCAGTAAACTTATCAAACATTGTGCCAGAGCCATTGATAGCCTGGCTTTTAGCTTCCGCTATTTGTATCTCATCATAAGATGCAAACTCCTGTCCGCTAAAACCTAGATTGGCAAGACTACGACCAATCGCACTGGTTTCGCAGTTTTCCCAAAAACTTGTAACATTAACGGGAGATGATCCTTCTCTAAATTCTTCCGCTATGCCTGTTGATATCACTTGACCATCCAGGCTGATAGTACATTTCATTACTACAACCTCGGTTTCCAGGTTCTTGACCTGGACTCTTTCATTTTTAATTACATCAGTCGTTATAGATGCATCTGGAAAGTAAGTTCTAAAGGCTTTCAGTCTTTGATTGACTGTGCCATATTTCTTACCACCTCGTACAGTTATGCCATTCTTATCAAAATCTTTTTCATAAGCAGCTACTGCTAGTTTAAGTTTTTCTTGTGTTTGCATTTGTTACCTCCTTTATGTGCAACCATACCCATTTTACTTTTTGTTTTTTATTTAGTCGTTCACGACATTCAGCCTGGAACTTTTGCTCCTTGGCTTTTCTTTCCTCGTTAGACATTTGTACTTTATCGACCATAAAAATTTTTTACCTCATCTAGTTCTGCATCAGAGTATCCAAAGTAATTTATATTTTTAAAATCTGGCTGGATAAAATTTTTAGCTACATATTCCGCATCATCAGATAGCTTAATTAAATTTTGCCTAGTAAGAGCTGTACGATAAAAATCTTTCATACAGCTCTCCCTAGTTTCAGCGGTTAATGCGGAGGACTCGTCTGTGCTGAAAACTTTGTATTCATAGGGTGTTGCATAAATTAAATAGCCTGGCTTTTTTGTTGCTGCTGCATAGAAAGACACTTGGTCTACATGAGCTGCTTCTGGTTCTGCAGCTACTGCAACTTTTCCATAATTGTATGTGCCATCTTTCCTGGGTTTACCAGCTCTCTTTTGCCATTTAGTTTTTGCTTCTATAAAAAATTCTTTTGTTTCTAAATCTGTTCTACCAATCCAGGGTATTTCAATTCCATCCATTTGTAGATCTACATAATGTTCTGCATTAATCGTAGTATGTTTTTTTATATCCAGATCTTTTAATGCCTGGATATAATTTTTTACAACAGCTGGTATTGCTTCCAGGTTTACTTCCCACTGTTTCATTTCTTTTTCATCATCAATAAAAAAACCTTTTTGTTTTTGATAATCTTTTATTGCTAGATCTACAGACTGATCTTCTGATGTATCTTTTAAAACATAATTATCCCAGCCTATTTGTGCAGATATACCCGCCTTCATTTTTGCACTAGGTTTCTTTTTTCTTCTCCATTCCTGGTCTTTAAAAACATATTCATACCACCAGGCACACAATGGTTTATTTTTTTGTGTCGGTGATAAATGGTCTAGTCCATGTTTTAACCAGTAATCCGCAACATATGATATTTGATCCATATTTTATCCCAATATAGCTGTAACTGCTATCATGTCAAATTGTTTTGTACTTACCTTTTGCCAGGTATTTATCCAGGTTACCACAAGCAGCTGCATCATAGTGTTGAGTCCAGATAATACCCATAAGATATAAATCTGCTAATAGTTTGCCTAACTTAGCTTTATCATCGTAATATTTTAAATTTTTAAATGGACTCTCACCAGTTAAGTAAGCTGAAATTAAGTTTTTTTTATAATTACCAGGAGCTGCTGGATCTACCTTATCGAACCAGGCTCGATAGCTCTCTAGCTCTTTACCGACATCAATCATTTTTATCTCCAAAAAATTCGTAGACTAACCAGAGGATGACCGCAGCCATCCCCAGGTGTACAGTTAATGTTAAGATCTCGTTAAGCATTATTGTACCTTTACCTCTCTAATTAATACTTTTGGATAGTCGTCAAAATATTTGTATGTAAAACCTTTTTTATGAGGTTCTAAATCACTATGGTTAATGTTAAGTTCTTTCAACACATCGTGTAAAAAGAAAGTATCTGTAATATCATAGTGATCGTTTTTATTTATTTGTTCGTGTAACCAGTCTGTAAACAATCCATCCTGGTGTACGTCTTGACTCTTAAATAAATTATATGCAGTTTTAAGAGTTATTTTAAAGTTTGGTATATTAGTCATTATTGTACCTCCTTGTATTTTGGTAAATCTTTTTTGGCTGCTTCTTCTGTTGCATAGTAACCAGAAGCTCTGTCGTAGGGAGCTGGGTATCTATCACCGCTAGAAGTTTCCTCGACAGAAGATCTGCCGATGTAGTAACCAGCTGCAGATTTTAGCACCTGGTAGTTTGATATGGCTATTGTCTTAGTCCAGAATTTTTCGTTAAACATTATGCTACCTCCTTAAAACCTAAACTTGCTACAACAAATTTTTTACCTTTGTTGTCGATTATGATATCACCGACAGAAGTAGAATACATCGGAGCTAATCTCTCGATGTGTTCCTCAGAGCCGATGTTGCCAATCTGGAAAACACCATCCAGACCTTGGTCTGTTTCGATGTTAGATACATGAGTGTAGTAACCTTTGTTCCAGGCTTCCTTGGCTAGAAGCTCTATCTGGTTTCTACGCACAGTCATGTCAATGTGTAATTTATTTTTATCAACACTGTCATGACCTTCAGCATTTACCTTGTCGATTTCTGCGTCTGAGTAGTGTATTTGGTGTAGTTCGTATTTCATTTGTTAGTCCTCCATTCTTTCTATTTGTACTACCTGGTTGTTGTCATCTTCGTAGACCAGGTACTGGTTGCCTTCGTTATCTCTGTAGAACTTGGCAGTAGTACCGATACCAGTCTTAACCTCTTTGAATTGTTTGACCGCAGCTACCGCAGCTAGGATCTGTCCGTTTGGTTTCTTTGTGATTACTGTTTTCATTGAGTACCTCCTACAATATAAATAGCAACTAATGCTATAATGTCAAGTCCTCTCGGGAATAAAATATTTTTTTCCATTCTGCATAGTGATTTCTTTAACTTTTACTTTCTTTAATTGTAGTAATGCTAACTGGACTCTGCTTAATCTTTTGCCACCATTCAGCCTGGTAAATCCTCCAGGCTTTAAGTATTCACCATCTTTATTTTGATATACGATCATGCTACTCTTTTAAGACCTCCCATCATTTTGTTTGCTTCTTGTACTAATTGTTTAAAAGGGTTTGGTTTTCTTTTGTTACCAAACTCTCCCCAGAGCTGGTTGTACTTTACCCAGCTGCTGCTCCAGTATCCAAACATTTCAAATTTGTACCTGGCTAAACTGTCGATAGCCTTATTGTAGGCTTCGTTCATTTTTTGTTCTAAGATCTCGTTTTTATCCATTAGTTTCTTATATGCTCCATCCAGTTAATTATGTCATGTGCTTTTTTCTTTTCGTCTTTCATTTGTCTGCCATAGTTTGTGAGCTTCATGTTCTCATCATAAATTAAACCTGGTCTTTCTTCTTCCAGCATATTTTTTATAGTTATGATGTATTCATCTAAGGCTCTAATCATTGTTAAAACCTTACCATCTCCAATTTTTAGGATTTTGTTTCCGTAGTCTATTCTCATCATTATTGTTTTACCTCCTTTAAAACTCTTTTTCCGTTTGCATCTATTTCGTAAGTTTTGATGCTAATTACTGGATCTGGTTTGTTGTTGTAGACTACCTGGTTTTTTTTCTTTTTTAATTCTCTTTCCTCTTGTGCTAGTCTATCAATTTCAGCTCTGATTATTTTTCTGACTCTTAAATCTGCAGATTTATTTAATCTCATGTGCAAAGTAAGAATTTTTTGATTATAGTTTTTTTTCATGGTTACTGTTGCACCTCCTTCTGGATCTCATCGAGAGTCTTTGGCTCAAACCATCTATCTCTCTCGATACCTAGTCCGAACTGACCTTTAAAGGCTGCTAGTTCGTTTAAGTCAATGTAGCCTAGCTCCCACTCTGTGATACCAGCAAGACCGAATGCTACGTTTGTATCTGGGTTTAACTCAGTAAGATACCAAGTACCAGCTCCTGTAGGATTAAACAGTTTGACAATGGCTTTGTCTTTCTGTTGTTTGTGTTCAAGATGGTCTACATTTGCGTTGCTTAACATCATATTTTTTTGATAAGCATCGACCAGCTTTTCTCTTTGTTTTGCAGTTAGTAGTTTCATTTTCGTACCTCCTATAATGAATATAGCGACTGATGCTATAATGTCAATACCCTGGGAAAAAAAAATATAAAAAAAGTTGAAATAAAAAAAATAATATAGATATTTATGCTATGACATTAGAACAATACAGAACAAAATATAATTATACATATCAAAAATTAGCAGAAGTATTAGGTTTTTCGGATCATTCTAATCCAGCCAGGTTGGTACAGCGATGGTGTCAAGGATTGATACCTAGCTCGACTAACATCAAAAAAATTGTCCAGGCTACTGGCAATAAGGTTCGAGTAAATGATTTCTTCCAAGACTAATCCCGATCTTTTAATTTTTAATTGGAAAGATCCCCAGGAAGATGAAACAGGCTGGAAAGAATTAAAGGTTAGTTCTATCGGTCTGGCTGATTGTTTCTCTGTGGGTTGGATTATTGACGAAACAGACGACTATTTTGTATTAGCAGCGGATTTGATTATCAGCAAAGGGAAGATAACAGATACAGGAAGGCGGCAGAGCATATACAAAAGCAGATTAAATATACACAAAAGGATTGATTTTAACATTTATGATACAAAAATGGAAGCTGCTAAAACTGGTAAATTCAAGAAAAGAACTTAACGATGCCGCCAGGCGGGTTA